CAACGCCGCACGCTTCACTGACAAAAACGTCAGGATGCCTCATCAGGATGCTGCTTGGCAATGGGCGTGGGAGCGCTTGAGCGAAGAAGAGCGCAAGCAGTTCCTTGAGATGTTTAGAGCTGCGCCTGAGCCAAAAGAGCTTTTGCCTGCGCCTTGGCTTGCTCTAGCGCTACAGATCATCAAAACCTGGGAGGGTTGCCGTTTGGAGGCTTACCGATGCCCGGCGGGCGTTCCCACGATCGGATACGGGGCCACTCGGATGATTGATGGCCCAGTGCGAATGGGTGAAAAGATTACACAAAAAATGGCGGAAGAATTACTTGAGAATGAGGTAGTAAATTTATTTGCGCCAGGTCTTTTTTCATTACTTCCTGCAATGAAAAAATGGAAGCCTAATCAACAAGCAGCGCTTATTAGCTGGGCTTTTAATGTTGGGTTAGGCGCAGTCGAAGAATCTACGTTGCGAAAGCGAATTCTCGCATCGGAAGACCCGACAAAAGTTGTCATCGAAGAGCTGCCACGTTGGAACAAAGCTGATGGCAGGGTTCTGGAAGGACTCGTAAGGAGAAGAAGAGCAGAAATTGATTTGTTCACTGGATCTGCGCAAGCAACCAAAAAAGACGAAGCCTCTATCAGTCCAGTCAAAGTTGCCCCTTCCAGTCCTTTTGCTACTCGCCTGACGGCTCACTTGCAGCTTGGGGAATTTGCGCTTTGGCAGGAAGAGCGTCGTTTTGTGCATCAATATCAAGTTGACACGGCAGCAGAGCTTGCTGCTTTTCTGGAGCGCGTTCGCGTTGCTTTTGGAAATAAACCAATTGTCATCACGAGCGGATTCAGACCTCCTGCCGTCAATAAATCAGTTGGCGGAGCAAGTTCTTCTGAGCATCTATTTGATGCGCCCGGAGTGGGAGCTGTTGACTTTTACATCAAAGATGCTGATATTAAAGCTGTTGAAAATTGGTGCGACAAGAACTGGCCGTTTTCAATTGGGTACGGAGCAGCAAAAGGATTCGCGCATGTTGGAATTCGCCAAGGGAGACCGCGCGTCAGATGGTCTTATTAGTTAAACAAATCGACCACAACTATCGCGTTTTCTATTTGCCTTTAAGTATGTATTTTCGTATCCAGTGAGCCATTGCAGATTGCAGGCGCGATTATCACGAGAATTATTGTTTATGTGATCAATTTGATAACAATATGAGTGCTTCCCTTGGACTCCAGGGCACGGAGTCAAGAAAGCATTTGCCACCAATTGATGTATTCTTACGCATTTAACAACTCCATCTTTAGAAAGCGCGACATGCAAATATCTTGATTTAGACTGCGGTTTTAGTATTCTTCCCTTAAAGCAATGAACAGCCTGTCCGTTCCATCTTTCGCCAGGCAGACTACGTACTCTTCCTTGGTCTGAAACCTCATACAGCCCTTCATAGCCGACAACAGGTTTCCATTGCTCTAAAATACTGGTCATCAGCTCAGTCCTTGTGAGTTGGTCACGCTTCAGGGGTTGCAGCCCGCTGAAGCACACACATGCTATCACTAAATCACTGAGTTCTAAGCTCTTTTTTCATCTTAAGTAAAAGGGCGCATCTATTGAGTCCGTTCTGTTCTATTTTTTGCAATCTTCCACGCGATAATCCAGTCGCTTGGCATATATCCTTCCAAGGCGTTGGTGGATCTTTTGCGCGTTCGAGTACAACCATTTTCGTCATTTCGTCTAAGTAGCTTTCTATTGCCGCATACGCGTCTTCGATATTTGTACGATTCTCTGCGTCTTCAATCGTATTTGAGTTTTTCTCGTCTGCAATAATTTCTACAAGGAATGAACTATCTTCTGATTCATTCGCTTTTTTGTCTAAGCTCGTTAATGCGCGTGGCGCGTTTGTTGCAGTTTGTATTTCTTCTGGCGTTAGATTTGAGTATTCCGACAACTCCTCAAGTGTTGGCTCGCGCCCAAATTGTTTAGTAAACTCTTCAATTGTTTTTCTTATTTTAAACGTTGAATCATGTATTCCTATCGGAAGACGTATTGTTAAATCAAAGCATTGCATTGACCTTTGTATCGCTTGCCTGATCCACCAGTAAGCGTATGTACTCATTGCGTATCCGCGAGTTGGGTCAAATTTTTCAACCGCTCTGGCAAGTCCAACATTGCCTTCCTGGACAAGATCCATAAGGTCAAGTGTTGTACAGCGATTTGTGTATTTTCTGGCAATATTAACAACTAATCTTAAATTGCATTTGATGAATTTCTCCCTCGCCTTCTTTCCAATTCTTGCGATTCTTTTTTCTTCTTCTGTGTATGTTGACTCATCCTTATCGCGTATAAGCATCCATGCTTGCACTTGCGTGCCGAGCATCACTTCTTGCGCCTTTGTGAGCAGGGGATAGCGCCCTATCTCATTTAGGTAGGTCTGTGTTGCATCGCGTGTCATCGTCGTTTGAAGTGCCTTGTGAGACTTGCAGGCAGTGCAGCTTCCATTGCGCTTGCCATTCCTGTGCATGATCCCACACCATGCCGATTCCGTAAACACGCCACTTCCAATTGTTTTCTTGGCATGGCGGCTGGAGATAAGGTTTGTTACCCTCAGTCATAACTCCTCTTTAAAAATGATGTCATCACCAAGCTATCGCCCGGAAGATCAGTTCCAAGAGCGATTAAATTCTGAACGTCTTAAGGAATTATTTAGCCACAGAGACTACCAAGGACTGCTTGATTTTGCATTGCTTCTTAATCATCAGGCGTCGTTCAACAACAGTCGCGCCGTGTGGGCGATAGGGGAAGCAATGAAAAATATGAGCGCAGAGTTCTCGCTGGACAAATATCAAAAAATGATTGATGATCTCGCCTAGTTAGGTCCAAATACTTTGACGGACTGTCTCACTATTGTTGTAGTTGCCCTTGACGGCATAACTGATAATTGGCGCATCTGACATGCGCTGAAAAACAACTTGTCCAATCAAAAGACCTGGATACAGAGGAATTGGGTGAATCTGTCTAATGTTATGAAGTTCAAGCGTCAGACGGCTTCCATGAAAGCCTGGATCAATGTAGGCACTGAGCGCGTGAGAGTAGCCTTCGCGTCCCCTGCTTGACTTGAGTGCAAATTGTCCTGCAATGTCTTCTGGCATGTTGAAGATCTCTTCCGTGCAAGCAAGGCAGAATTGTCCAGCACGTAAAAGCCAAGGGCTTTCCTTTGTGAACCCAGAGAGAGGCGTCGGGATGAATTGATCTGTGGCTACAGACTCGATCATGATCTGATCGCCAAGTCGCACGTCGTAACTCGCTGGATTGAGCTGCTCGGCCCTGTAGGGCAGCATCATGGCCTGTTCTTTGCATAGGCGCTCGATTTCGTGATCACAAAGGATGCTCATGACTCAAAAGCCGCCTGTCCGATTAGAGGGAATTGCTCAATGAAAATCTTTTTGCAAGCTTCTGCAATTTGCTGATGCTCTAACTGAGTACCATTTCCGCAGCGCAGTTGAATATAATGTACCCACGAGCGCAAAGTGCCGTGCATATAAAGAGTCGTCGGCGTGCAAAGTGGCAAGATTCTGCGAGCTGTTTCTTTTGCTACGCCAGCTTTAAGCATTTCAGAGTAAAGATCAAAAGTGCTGCCGATTACCTTTGCGGCTTCAAACTGAAAATCAGCTTGTTCTTGAGCCGAAAAGTCATCGTGACTGCTTTGACGATTTTTTTGATCCTGTCTTCTAAAATTAGGAACTGCTGCAATTCCAGTCTGTGCGTAGCGAGTAGAAAACTCTTGAAATTGAAAACTTCTATGTCGCAGTATCTGAGCTGCAATATCGCGCTCAGTGTTAATTTTCACGCACATTGAGCACATTTCCAGCGGCGACCAGTGTTTGTGACTAATTAAATATTTAATCAGTTTTGGTGCCGTTTCTTGATTGTCTTCATTGCTTGGGTTGCTAACCCTAGCCATTTTGACAATTAGCCGTTCTGCATCTGGAGTGCAGTGAACAAACTCAACCCTCACTACCTACCTCTTTCATTTTCGATAATACGAATTGCGCAAACGCAATGTGCGACGCTGCTGATTGCTTGTTTGCGGGCGCATTGGGATAAGAACCCTCCCAATATTCGCGGAACAATTCTTCCAAGTTGAGATCAGGCATTGTCGTCACCCTTGTCCATATACTTGTCGGCCAGTCCAGTGTAAAGAGAGTGCATCGGGTGTTTTTTGCTGCCACGCCCGTCTTGCTTGTACCAAGCATCTAGGCGATCTTGCCGTTTTTGTTCTTCAACGGGATTGACCATCGTGTTGCGAGCGGTGTTTGTTGATCCAGTAGGCCGCCTGAGAACACCTCCACCCGTAGCAAGCAGAGGCGCGCACAAGAGCCCTCAGATTGTGCGTCAGCGACGCCTCTGAGTTCCAGGCGGTCTCAATGATGGCATCAGTTTCAGCGTCTGTCATCCGGGTTTAGCAGAATTGCCCGACCGTAATGAGGCGCCAGCCAAGAGTTCATCAAAAGGTGACGAGCTTCATATTTTGAATCAGCCCGACAAACGTGAATGATATTCAAGGCTGGAAAAGAAAAGAAGTATCGATTCATTGTACAAGATCAAGTAAATTGGGTTTTTTGTAGTTCGGGCCTTTTGTTACTTTTCCAATCTCATTTCTAATTGGGGCGCCTTTTTCATCGAGCTTGCTCATGTTGCTGTCAAAGACGCGTTGCATCGCCTCATCAAGATCCCAGCCCATATTTTCTGCTGCTTGATAGCAAACAAAAACAAGATCGCTTAGCTCTTTTAAAAGATCAGCATGAGTAGAAATATCACTTTGCTTGAAAGCATCAAACGCTTCGATGACTTCCGTATACTCTTCAATGATCAACTTAAGCTGAAGATTGTACTGAAGACTGCCTCTTTCGTTATCGCTTTTTACTTCAAATACTTCTCGCCATTTGCGAGCTTGTTGCTGTAGCTGTCCCATGTTGATAGAGAAAGAAAAAGCCCTGCCGAAGCAGGGCGTAAACAGTGAAACGCAGATCAGAGATCCAAGTCGTCGTCGTCAGCGCCAGCGGCTTCAGCGTCGCTCAGGGAGGTCAGGACAATCCTGCCTTCCTCTGCAGTGACTTGCACCTTGCTGCCGGGGGCGAAGCCAGCAATAGCGCTGTGACGAGCGCCAACGACGCAGTTGCCGGTCTTGCCTACGGTGACGATCGGAGCGCGGCCTTTACGGGAGCTGTAAGCGCGACGAGCGGAGGGAATCACGATGCCAGTAGAGGCTTCGGTGACGGCCTTGAAGAACTCGTTTTTGTGAATGCGGGTCTGGGTTTCCCCAGTTTCTGCATCAGTGATTTTGGTGTAATAGCCAGCCCCAAAGGCCAGTTCATCACCGGCAACACCTTGATTGGCTTGCACGTAGTCAAGCAGCTCCTGACCTGCTTTACGCTCGCCGCCAACTTTCACTTTGGTGGATTTAGCAGCTTCGGCAGTGGTTTCAGGAGCGACGGCTTCAACAGACATTTCAGAATCAGTTTCGATGGGATCAAGGACAGCAGTATCTGAGTCCTGTTTTTTGCGTGCCATGACGGCCTGCGTGGTTGACTTGTGCAAGTTAGCACGTTGAGCGCTTTCTTGCAAGAGTCGTCTTACGGCTTGAGTGCAAGCATCATTGCCGTAGCAGCTTCTTGATCAAGGCGTGATACCTTGACATGAACCCCAGGGCCATCAGACGGATCGCAAAACAGCTTCATGGAAGAAGCTGCAACGATCAAAGCGTCGTCATCATAACAGATTTTTGTCAACGCATCACCACATGCCCTGAGCAGCTTGTCTGCGTCACCCTTATTTGAATGAAATAAAGGGGCGCTACTTTTAAGGTTGCCCCTACTGTCAAAATGAATCTTTGGACGTGGCATGTAAAATAACAGTGACAATACAAATAAGCCTTGTGTTTTCCAGTCGCGTGGGCGCATCAGGGTTGCCATGCGCCCCACGGAAGCCCTCCAGGCATAGAGCCCTTTGGATTGTTCAGTCATGGCTACAGCAACGCGCTGACGGCCTTCTCGGTCGGTGTAGACACGCCCAAATGCGCTCTTAGAGCCTTGTGTCTCGGGCTTGCCGGCGACAAAGAACGAATAGGACTGAGCTGAACACTGTTCAAGTGTTGTCAACAAGTTTGCCGTCATCAATCCCTTTGTCGCGCTTATAAATTTCTATAAGCTTAGCGATTAAAATACGTCGATTCAGCTTGCTGAGTCTGACGCTTAACTTTTCCGCAAGCTCTTCCGTTTGCTTTCCGGTTGGGTTGTTATAAAGCGAAAGAGGACGCACTGTGCGCTTTCGCTCCCAAATTGTGAGATCTTCTGCGCAATCAAAAATATCTTTGTACTTTCTTCCCGCACCAACTTCTTGCAAAAGCTGTGGATATTGATTGTAAATTCTCTCAAGCATGTGCATTCTTCTGTATCTGTCTGGATTCTTCTTTCTGTATCGCTTTTGAATATAATACTTAATCCGCATATATTCAAAAAACTCTTGCGGGAAATCGAACCCTTCATGCTGCTCTCCTAGCCATTTTGTAAAACGTGATGCGTATTGCGCTTGAGTTTTGTCTTTGATCGCAGCTTTTGCGCAATTTGCAAGAAAAGTCGCAAGAGTTGCCTTCTTAATTCCTAATCCATGATGAAAGTTAAAAATAAAATCTTTGATTCCTTTGATCTGTATATCTCTATTGTCAAATGTTTTATAACCTAAATAGACTTTATTGTCAATAATTTTCCACATCGTTACGAAAAACAATTCTCCATCGCCCCCATTGATTACTGCGCCAAGGTGCAGACGAGCATCGGCAACAAGACGTGCGCCGTAGAAAATATCACCACGATCTTTTAGCATCTTGCTATTGAACGATCAATTTGTTGAGCGTTGCACGAAAATCATGAATTGTTCCACTATTCTCAATGATTTGATCGAATCCATCCCAATCGTCAAGCCCGCCTTCTGATTGATGTGATTTAACGTTGATTGCAGATGGTCGAAGAATCTTCCACATTTCACCACCCATTTTTTTTATTGCTTCTGCTTCATTTTGAAAGCGAACATCATCAATAGCGATTCTGCAGTCTTTGCTGCGAAAGCAAGAAGAAACGCGATACATCATACAATCAATCCAAATATTTTGAGAAATGCACTCACGTCCCCACTCTGTTCCAAGAGTTTGCAAAACATGACGCGGCGTTGTATTTATTTCTTGAACTAATTTTTCTTTCTGTCCCCATACCAATGACATCGCTTGTTCTCTTGTATAGCCGAGCGAAATAAAAAATTCTACTCCCATGCGCTTTATGGGCTCTGCAAAGCTCAGCGTGCGATAGCCCTGTTGCGCTAGTACATTCGCCGCAAGTGATTTTCCTGATTGAGCGGCGGGACTATAAAAACCAATAAGGCGATTCATTGCAATCAAATGCTTCTGTTGGATAATACAAGAAAACCCCCTTTCGGAGGCTTTCAAGTCTTGGGCTTACAAGCTATTCACCTTGACAAGGCCCAGAACCCACATGCGAGGGGCGGTACCGCCTTGTTCCCTGATGAGACCCCTTGACATTGCGTGCGCCGGTGCTTTCGTACCTACCGCTTGGCCCGAGCAGTAGAAGCGTTGACGCGGGGGAGATGAATCAGCCCTGTTTCAGCAGGATGGAGCTGTGCTTCGCCAAGTAATCAGAAAGGCATTTCGTCTGTAGCGGGAGCACTGGAACGAGAAGGTGTTTCTTGGCCCTGGCGTTCAGGGATCGTGAAATCGGTTGCGTCCATGTAGATAGCAACGTAGTCCGTGCCATCTTTTTTCTTCTTGGGGGAAACATTTTTTACGCTTCCCACAAGAGTTACTTGGCGACCGTCCTCCATAAATTTAGTGACAGTCTCAATCTTCTTGCCGT